GCGTCACGATAATTCCTAACAATTTATCAACTGAGATCAATGGATTTCGCGTCGATGGATTCGTTGTACCGAATAGCGGCATTGGAAGTCTTGTAGTTTTCAACGGCAACGATGAAGGCGTGCTAAATCGCGCAGGGCGAACCATTCGCGCTGGTGCTGAACTTGAACGAGCCGCGGTCATGTATGCACGCGAGCCAATTCCAACGATGGTGCTGAAATCCAATGGCACTGCGTTGCCACCAGATCGAATTTCAAAACTTCTTGAAGCATGGGGAACAGCGCGACGCAATCGAGCAACTGCGTTTCTGAATGCTGACGTTGAATTGCAGGCAGTCGGATTCGATCCAGAAAAAATGCAACTGGCAGCAGCTAGATCATACGTCGCAACTGAACTCGCCAGAGCAGTCGGAATTCCAGCGTTCTTCGTCGATGCTGACACTGGATCGAGCATGACTTATTCAAACCAGACAACGACACGACAAACGCTGCTGGATTTCTCACTTCGTCCACTGGCAACAAGCATCGAGCAAAGGCTTTCCATGTCGGATTTCGTGCCATCATCACAGACGGTTCGATTTAATTTCGACGACTATTTGCGCGGCTCAGCAATTGAACGCGCCAATGTTTACAAAATACTTTCGGACATCGGCGCAATCACGCCAGATGAGATTCGCATAGAAGAGGACATGATCAGATGAAAATCGAAATGCCAATTACTATCACATCAGCAAATGACACAGCGCGAACAATATCCGGTCGCGTTGTGACATGGAATGAGACTGGCGCAACGTCAGCTGGTCTGACTTCATTCAGCGCGGATTCGGTCAAAGCATCGAAAGTCAAATTACTGCTGGAACATGATCGCACGCGACCAATTGGCAAAGTCTTGTCAATGACCAGCACATCAGATGGCATTGATGCGGTGTTTAAGATCGCCGCGACCACTGCTGGCAACGATGCACTCGTTGAAGCATCGACCGGGCTGCGTGATGGTTTCTCAGTCGGCGTCAATGTTGATGCGTGGGATAACAAAGACGGCGTGATGATTGTGACGGCTGGATCGCTCGCTGAAGTGTCACTTGTCACCGAACCAGCAATCAAAAGCGCAATCGTTTCAGAAGTCGCAGCTAGTGAAACAGAAAATTCTGAACCAATCAAGGAATCAGAAGAACCAACAACAAAAGGAGATGAAGTGGAAACTTCAACTGTAACCGAAGCACCAGCCGCGGAAGCGGTTGAGGCGGCACACACTGTCCAAGCAAAAACTTTGCCTGTGGCATATACATCACTACGTTCGCCGATTATTTCTGGCGGCTCATATCTTGAACACACAATCAAAGCAACGCTCGGAAATGAAGATTCAAAACTTTACATTCGCGCAGCAAACGATTCATTTACAACAAATCCAGCATTCTCGCCAGTGGCATACGTTCGAGACATAACAAGCGCAACAACTGGACTTCGTCCAACCATTGACGCTTGCGGTGGCGCTAAAGCCATGAGTGGATTCGGAATGACAGTGTCGTTTCCAAAAATCACAACAAACGTAACTTCAGCAGTGGTCGCTGAAGGCGCATCGACAACAGGTACGACTCAAATGGTGTCAGCTTATGTGAATGCAACTGTGCAGAAAATAAGCTCATATAACGTTTACAGTCTCGAACTTCTAGAGCGCAGCGATCCGAGCTTCTATTCGGCTTTACTTCAAAACATTTATGATTCTTATGCTGTCGCTTCAGATGCAGCAGTAATCGCTGAAATCGTGTCAGGTGGAACTCAAGGCGCAACAGTCGCCGCGACTTCGGCTGGCATCATCTCATACGTCAGCACTGAAGTACCTGCTGCCTATAACGCTACTAAAAAACTTCCAGACGCTTACATCGCAGGCACTTCTCAATGGGGCTTGCTCATGGGAGCAACTGACACCACTGGTCGTCCAATTTACAATGCGCAGCCAACAACTGTAAACAGTGGCGGCGTTTCATCACCCACATCGCTTCGCGGCAACGTTCTCGGATTGAATCTTTATGTCGATCCAAACATGGTTGCCACCACAATCGATGATTCAGCTTTCATTGTGTCTCCTGGTGCAATTGGAATTCAAGAATCACCACAGGCAACACTTCAGGCAAATATCACAGCCACCGGTGAAGTTTCAATTCTTTATTATGGCTACCTTGCTACTAAGACACTGATTAGCGGCGGCTTGCGTCGTTTTAATCTCACATAATCAATCATCGGCTGTCTGCGCTCCCGTAGGCAGCCGAGCAGAATAGAAGGGTCGATGAAATGCCTGCTCCATCAATTATCACTGCAACGCAATTGCGTTCTGTGCTGGGTGTTTCATCGGCTCTTTATTCTGATTCATATCTCGAAGGCATAATAAATTCAGCAGAAGAAGTATTGTTGCCGCTATTGACTGCCTATCAAAGCGCCATCACTGGCGTATATGCAAAAGATTTGATCGCGTATTATTCGACGCAGTCTGAAAATTATTTCGTGGAAGGTCAAACTGTAGTGATTACAGGTTGCACGCCATCGGGATTCAATGGCACGGTGACGATCACCGATAGCGTCATCGAACCTTATCGATTCAGCACAGCAACAGCGATCGCTGACATGGAAAGAATTACGCCAGTTATTCCAGCAGGCGTGGCATACGTCAGCGCGTTGAATGCAGCCACGCTATATGCATCAACACCAGCAATCGAATCAGCAGTGACAATCATCAGCGTGGAGATATTTCAATCCATCACAGCAGCTGGTGGACAAATCGAAGGCGTTGACTTTCAGCCATCACCATTCAAAATGGGTCGGTCGCTTCAAAATCGTGTAATTGGGCTTATTGGCAATTACGTGGACGTTTCAACAATGGCACAATAATGACAGCAACATCGATCAGCACAAACGTTCGCGGCGTACTGGCAACAGCTCTGGCAGGTGTCAGCGCGTCGGTTTATGCGCAGCCGCCACAAACAGTCATTCCACCAGCTTGCATTCTCGTACCGGACGAGCCTTATCTTGAATCAGAAATGCTTACATCAACATCGGTTCGACTAAAGATCAACCTAGTCATCACGGCTTGCGTTGCCTATTACGACAACGCGGCTTCGCTGGATAACTTAGAGCTGCTACTGCTGGCAATCTACGCGGTCATTCCGCAAGGCTATGAAATCGGCAACGTGTCACGTCCGACGCCGATGCAGGTTGGATCAACAAATCTGCTAGTGGCAGACATTTCAATTTCAACGATTTACACGCAAACAAACTAAGGAGAAGGCATCATGGCAACAACAGTCATCACAGGCAGAGACGTAAACCTGACCATCACTTCAGCCGCACTGACTGGATTCGATGCTCAGGCACTCTCAGCTACCATCACAAAAGTCGCTGAACGTCAGACATATCAGACGCTTGACGGCGAGGCATATAAGACAACAAACGTCAGCGGCACATTGGACTTCGAGATTCTCGCAGACTGGGGCGTCGTTGGTGGCATTTGCAAAACAATTTGGGCGCAAATGGATACTGATCCAGAGGACACATTTGCAGTCACATTCTTAGCGAAGACGGGTGCGTCATTCGTAATGACTTGCCTGCCATCATATCCAACAGCAGGCGGCGCAGGCACAGAT